ATCTTCGCGGCCTTCGCCGTGTCGTCGATCGAGTGGATCTTGATGACCTGCTCCCGGAAGTCGCCGCCGTCGGAAGCGACCGAAGCCGCGTCGGAGAAGGGATACTCGTCCTGCTGGTACTGCTTCTCGACGTTCAAAAACTGTATCCGGACCGCGTTGGGCGTGCCGAAGACGGAGGGCTGCTCGATGTCGAGCGAGGAGTCGCCGCCGGCGGAGGCCTCGGCGATGTCCAGCTCGGTGAGGTCCATGACGGAGGCCTCATAATTCAGGTCCAGGTATTTGAGCTTGAACTTGTTCTGTGAGAAGATGACGGCGCCGCGCCAGCACATGAGCATCTCATTAAGGTTGTCCGTGACCGCCTGGTTGTCGGTAATCGGGAAATTGCATGTCCAGCCCTTGGTCGTGCAGTAGGCGGCGGACGCGATGGCGCTCGTGTCGTCGATCCTGGAGGCGGCGATCCCCATGCCGCCCCGGGTAGAGGGGGCCGTCAGATAGTCACGCGTCGTCAAGGCCGCGTTGTTCGAGAAAGCGGTGAGGCCGCTCCCGGGGTCGTAGACGAGCAAGCCGTCGACCGTCACCTCTATGTCCGGGATCGACTGCCAGGTATTCGAGTCATAGAGCAGGCGGACATAGATATAGGCCCCGTAGCGCTTCGCCTCGTTCCAGTCCGGGATCGCGGCGTGCAGGGTGGCGCAGGGCACCTGGTCGGCCGCGCCCGTGAAGAACTCGTAATAGACCTTGCCGGCGTAAACCGGGTCGTTCCAGAGCTTCTTTGCAATCCATACCTGGTCGACGCCGTCGATATTGACGAGGCCCTGGATCGGGCCCTCGCAGACGTCCATGATTATGTGGAGGTAGTTGTTGTTGTCCCCGGAGGTGCCGATATAGGTGCGGTTGCCGCCGATCCGCGTGCGGCCGTAAATGCGGGGCCGCTGGGCCGTCGAAGTGGTGGTATTCTCCTGGAGGCTCGTGCCCGTCTGCGGGGCGGCCGGGTCCTGCGCCTTCGGCTGCATCGCCTGGGCAAGGACGTACGAAATACCCTGGAGCGCCAGGCTTCCGGCAATAAGCCAGACAGTGATGGGTACTTCAGGCATTGGCGGATCTCCGGGCTTTTTTGTTCAAGGTTCGATGTTCAATGTTCAAGGTTGCCCCCTTTGGGGGTGTTCAATGTTCTATGTTCAAGGTTCAAGGTTCAAACCTCTCTCTTTCCCGAACTTTGAACCTTGAACTTTGAATCTTGAACATCTTTGCATTACCTCACCCTCCGTGCCGCTATCGCGTAGTTCTCCCCGTCAAGTGCAAAGGCCCGGACGTCGGCTGCGAGGAAAGCCCCTATCGCATGACCGTTACCCGAGTATATGGCTGGGAATATGCCGCCCTCGTGGTGCCTGACTACCAGCACGTCGCCGGCGACGGCGAGGGCCGGCTTGACCGGCGTCCCGATCCGCTCCAGGACCGCCCACATGACCGACTCGGCGAAGGGGCGGTCGAGGTCTATCAGGTCGCCATAATTGTCGATCGTCCAGGACCCCCGGAGGGTCCAGCACTCAGACGGCATGGCCACGCCCAGGTCCTTACAGTAGCGCCATATCAATCCGAAGCAGCCGTAAGCCTCCGGCCCCTTGCCGTTCCGCGCATAGGGCTTTCCGAGGTATGCCTGCATTTTTTCAGCGAAGGTAGGTTTTTTGTTCAATGTTCTATGTTCAATGTTCAACGTTAAATCACCCCTCTTTCCCCAACTTTGAACCTTGAACCTTGAACTTTGAACATCTTTTCATCTTGAACATCCTACGCACTTTGTGTTCTCCCCCACCATATCGTCACTCCCTGTATGGCCAGCATGTATTTCTCGCCCCCGAAATTAAGGCTATTCCCCAGGGTGTTGCACCGGTCCCAGCTATAATCGCACCAGTCCCCGCTCCCGGAGTATCGGCACTCGCCCGAGCCGTCCCGGACGAAGGTCCAGGGACAGGTCGAGGCATAGTTCCGGAGGGTCTTCTTCGCCCAGAGTGCCAGCTCGTTGGCGACCGTGACATCGGCCTTCGTGAAGCCCAGCAGCTTCCAGGAGTCCACCAGGCCGTAGAAGAGGTCCTCGATCAGGTAAGTCGTGTCCGCCAGGCGCACGCCCTTGGAGATCACGGCCGCCTTGTTGCGCACGTCTTCGGCCAGCAGCATGGCGCTCCATACAAGGTCCGCGTTGTCGAACTCGAGGTTGACCTTGTCGACCGTGAGGGCGGCCGCAAGCGACACCTGGTCGAAGCTCGAATCCCGGGGCAGGTATTTATGACCGTTCCGATAGACCGGCGTGTCCGAGTCCGTCTCGTAATGGGGCGTGGAAAAATCGAACTCGTAGACCATGAAGGTCGAGAGGACCTCTTTGGCGAGCTCGGCCGCGTATGTGGCGTTGAAGTTACGCATCAGGAGGCCTCGGGCCCCAGGCCCTTCAGGGCGATGCCCGTCTTGTAGAGCATAACCTTGAAAAGCTCCTTCGAGAGCTTGTCGTCGTTGAAGCGGCAGCGCACGCGCAGGTACCCGGTGAAGGCGCACGCAATAAGGGAGCCCTGGGCGGGCGCCGAGGTGAACTGCACGCGGTCCGCGTTGGCGCCGCCCCCGCCCGAAAGGATCGTATAGCCGCCCGACTGGAGGGTCGCGCCGAGGTAGATGGACGCTGAGGACGTGGAGACGCCGGGAAGGTCGAAGAGGGTGGACGTGCCGTCGCCGGTCGCGACGTAGAGCTTCTCCGCGTAGGTGGCGAGGTCCGGCGAGACGAAATAGAAGGCGCCGGCGGCGCCGTGCTGGGACATATAGAAGTCCCAGAGGAGCTGGAAGTCGGCCGACGAGAGGTTCGTATAGTTGAGTGTCGCGTTATACTTCGGGAATACCCACTTGGTGAAGCGCTGCTCGTTCGCGCCGTCGAAGCCGGCGATCGCCGTCCGGAACTCCGGCTCGATGATGAAGGAATAGGCGGCAAGCGGCGTGGCTGGGTACTTATCCATTATACTTTGACCTCTTCCCAGGAGAATTCAGTGCATGCGTGGCCCATAATCTCCTTGTTTGCAACAGCCACAACGCGGCAGACCACATTGTCGATGCACGTTATTGACTTTTCCTCGAAGGCCGTCATTAACTTGCGATGAGGGCCGCCGGGCCCCTCAATGGTCATCGTTCCCTTACGGAGTGCTTTGTTCCCTGTCATTGTCATATCCTCCCTTCATTACTATTTCGTCCTCTGGAGCGTCTGGCGCAGCGCCCCGTTGTCCTTATAGCATAGAGCATAGAGCCCGCGCCTGCGGCGCTCCGGAGCAGAGAGCCGAACCTTAAACCTTGAACTTTGAACCTTGAACATTGAACAGTCCTTTGCTCCATGCTTCCTTTGCTGCATTACTTCGTCCTCTGGAGCGTCTGGCGCAGCATAGAGAAACAGCATAGAGCATAGAGCCCGCGCCTGCGGCGCTCCGGAGCAGAGAGCCGAACCTTAAACCTTGAACTTTGAACCTTGAACATTGAACAGTCCTTTGCTCCATGCTGCCTTTGCTGCATTACTTCGTCCTCTGGAGCGTCTGGCGCAGCGCCCCGTTGTCCTTGAGGTTGCGGTCGACCTGCTTGACGATCGCGCCGGGGTTGCGGTTGCAAAAATCGAGAAAGGACTTGGAGTCCATGGCCTGGATGATGAACGTGTTGCTCGTGCCGCCGCCGCCTACGCCGGAAGCTTTGACGCCGAGGTGGCCGGAGGCCGTGCGCGCAAGTGGCATGACCGCCTCTGCCCCCGCCTCGCCCATGAGGCCGTAGCCCCTGGCCATGGGGAAGAGCGTCGGCCGGCCGAAGATGCCGCCCCGGGCGAAGGGGGTGACCTCGCCGTGGCTGAGCACGCCGCCGTGGGAAAGGCCGATGTCGTAGAACGACCCGCCGCCGGTGGCGCCCACGCCGTATTGACTCGGCATGCTGCTCCCGCCGAGGCCCAGCTTTCCCAGCAACCCGCCGCCGGTGAAGCTGCCGCTCTGCGAGTTGAACCCGAGGATCTGCTGCATGAGCTGCTTCGACAGGAGGTCGGAGAGGGCCTTCTCCAGGCTCTGCACGAACTGGAGGGCATAGGTCGTCGCGCCCTTCCACTGGCCGGACATCGCGTCAAAAAAAACGCTTTGCATCGTGTCATGGGCGCCCTTAGCCGCGTCCGTCGCGAAGACAACGCCCTGCTGGTAATTGGAGCCCTGGTCGAGCGCGTACTGCCGCAGGCCCATGTACATGCCCTGCTGGTACGTGCCCGTGTACTGAGTGAGCTTGTAGTTAAGGCTCGTGATCGCGTTGATTTGCGCGTCGATCCTGTTGAGCAGGTCCTGGGTGGGCGTGCCGTTCACCGCGATCACCGCCGCCATGTCCGAGTTGGCCTTGTCGAGGAGCTGCTGGTGAAGCGCCATCTGGGCCTGTGTGGAGGCGGCCGGCGTGATCATGCCCACCTGCTCGGCAACGGTGACACCGGCGAGGCCCCGGCTGACGGAGCCCTCGAGGGCCGCCCGCTCTTTCGCGATCGCGAGGGCCTTCTCGGCGAGGGTCTGCTGCTGCGTGCGGTTCGTGAGCTGGAGCTCCATGACATCCAGCTGGCCCTTGAGTTGGGCCTGGGCCTGCCGGTTGCCTTCGGCTTCCGCGAGGGCGAGCTCCGCCCGCGTCTTGAATATGTTGTCATTCAACGTCTGATTCTCGTAGAGGTACTTGTTGGCGAGGTCGACGGCTGCGGTGTCCACGCCTTGCGCGGCCGCTATCTTTGAGGTGAGGTCGGCCACCTGCTGGGCGCCCGCGATGGTGGCCGCCGAGAAGGCGAAGCGCGTCTGGATCTCCGTGCCCTGGAGCTTCTGGCCTTCGGCAGCCCCGATATTGCCGATCATCTGCGAAAGGCCCGCGCCGATCCAGCCCGTGTCGAGCTTATAGCCCGTTTTCGTCGCCTCCGCCTGCCAGTGCTTCGTCAGGATGTCCGCCTTGTCGGTGAGGTCCTGTATCTTCTTCCCATAGGTATCGAGGCTCGGGCTCGTGGCGTCGACCTGTTTCTGCCATTGGAGCTGTGCGACTGCGAGCTGGTCGAGGACCGTCTGGTAGCCGCTCGTCTTCTTCGAGAAATCCTGATCTCCGAACAGCCCGCCCTTGCCTCCGAGTGCCCCGCCGAGGGCGGCGGTTGGGTTGGAGAGCAGGCCCATGTAATCGCTCATTTTCTGCTGGTACCCGGCTATGCGGTCCTTTATGCCCTGCTCGGCCGTTGACGGGCCGCCGAGGGCCGTCTGCGTGCCGGTGGCAATATCGACCCTTACACCCTTAGACTTGCCGCCCCCGAAAAGCGCCGCGATGCTGTCGGCTGCGCCCGCAAGGCTGCCCTTTTCCATCTGCTCGCCGACCTGGAAGAGCCTGGTCAGCTGCAGTTGCGCTTCGCTCACCGCCGTTGCGACGCCATAGAAGATGCTCACGACAGCCGCGCCCGCCTTGATAAGCCCACCGCCCAGGGTGAGCTGGAGGTCCTCGACTGCGACCTTCATGCGGGCCATCTTGTCGGCTACCGAATCCCCCGAGTCGGCGACCTGATCCTGGATCGTCTTTACCTTCCCCATCACCATTGCGTAGGTCGCCTGGGCCTGCTGGATCTTCGACATGCCCGCAACCTGGGCGTCGGTAAACTGCGTGTGGAGGTCGGTGAGGCCGGCGAGCTTGTTCATGGCGCGGGCCCGGCCGGACGAGACGGCGTTCACGAGGTTCGTGAAGACCTCGGCCGTGTCCTGCTGGGCAAACTTCGAGAGGGTAAAAGCGGCGCTTGCGAGCTGCGTAAGCATGTCGGGCGTGACGAGCCCCTTCTGGAGCGCCATGCCCGCGTCCTGCGTGGCCACCCGCAGGCTGATAAGGCCCTTCGAGGCGTTCTGTATCGACGAGACAATATTGCCCGCAGTAGTGCCCCAGGCGGCGGCCAGGCGGTCGAGCAGGGTTGTCTGCTCCTGGAACTTCGCCGCCATGTCCGCCATGTTCCAGGCGGCCGAGATCGAGAGCGGTATCCCGACGATCGCGGCTGCCATGCCCATCCAGTGGCTCGTCATCAGGCTCGTCAGGCCCGAGGTCTGCGACTCCAGCTCCTGCATAGCCTGCTGGGCCTGCTTTATGCCGGTGATGGCCCCGGAGGCGTCGGTCGTGATGATTAACTTTACTTCACTATCGGCCATGGCTCCCTTCGGTCGCCGTTCAAAGTTCTATGTTCAATGTTCAATGTTAAAAACCTCCTCTTTCCCCAACCTTGAACCTTGAACCCTGAACCTTGAACATCTTTACACTTTGAACTTTGAACATCTTCAGGCCCCGCTATAATACTTGAGGTTATGGTCAAATCCCGAGGCCCACCGCTGCCCGATATAGACTTGCAGGGCCGCCTGGACCTTCTTCGTGCCGAAGATCCCGCCCACGCCCGGGCCGAACCTCTCGCCCACCGGGTAGCGGGGGGGTCCTTTCCTCTCCCAGACGCGCGTCCTGCCGCCCTTGACAATGGCGAGGAAGGGCTTATTGCCGTATTTCCCGGAGACGAGGTCCCGCGTCTGCCCCGTCCTGATCATCACCGTCACGTCCCCGCCGTAGACCCCCGTGCCGCCGCCCCAGAGGGCGCCCTTAACGCGCCGGGCGCGCTTTGTGTAAGACAGCTTCCCTTTGGCCGTCCGGACGCCCGCCTGGCGCGCCCCGAAGAGCGCAAGCGGGAGGCCCTTGCCTTTGGCCGTGATCGTAACGGCCACAGTCTCGCCGGCCTGCCTCACCATGTCGGCCTTTATGCGGCTTTTAACGTCCGTGGGCTTGATGTTGTACTCGTCGGTGATCTGGCCGACCGCCTGCGAGACGACGCCGGTGGCCAGGTCCTTGTACGTCCTGTTAATCGCCCGGAGGACCACGTCGGCGGAGAACCTGTCGAGGGCCTCTTTCACGCCAGAGATCCTGATCGAGAAGTCATTCGCCATCTTTTTCCCCGCTCTTCAGCTCCGCCACGAGCGTGCCGTCAAAAACACGCAAAAGCGTGTAGAAGGCCGCGTCCGTCTCTATGCCCATGGCCACGGCCACGTCTCTGACGATGCCCCAGTCGAGGGCATAAGCCCCGGTGAAGCCGACGCGGAGCTGCATGTCGCAGAGCGTGAAGCAATCGAAGAGGCGCTCGTTGTCCGGGTGCAGCTCGGGCATGCGGCCGGCGCACTCCTCGCAGCCGGGGTCCTCTTTTCGCTGCCTGGCCGATTCAAGACACGTCTCACAATATTTCCGGCCTTTGCCGTACGCCCACTGTACGGCGTCTATGAGTTTTTTGCCCGCTCCGGGAGGACGTTGAGCGCGCGTGCCTCATTCCAGACGAACTCGCCGATCGCTGAGGAGTTTATCAGCGCTTTCTTGTTGGCGAGCGTCACCGGGACAGGCTGGGGCGGGTCCTGATCATCCACGAGACCCTTAAAGTCCTCGACGAGATAGTCCGTCATGAGCTCCTCGAGCTTGGCCGGGTCGACCTCAGGCACCTGCTTGCCCGTCCTCGGGTCCCGGACCATCCGGCCCGTCCGGGCCTGCTCCGAAAGCTCGGCGATCGTGTTGCTGAACAGGGGCCGTATCCGGATCTCAAAATCATCCTGATAGGGGCACCATTTTCCCTCGGTGTTCGTTAATGCACTAAGTTTCAGCGGCATAAAACCTCCTTTTTTTGTTCAATGTTCAAAGTTCAAAGTTCAAAGTTGAGGAAAGAGAGGAATTTAACCTTGAACGTTGAACATAGAACCTTGAACGCCCCGAAGGGGCAACCTTGAACATCTCTATGCTCCATGCTCTATGCTTCCTTTGCTGCTCCGTGCTCAATAGAGCACGGAGTTTACCGGCAGCAATGCCTCGATCTTCAGGGTGCTGGCCGATGCTCCCGTCTGGTAAAAAGCCGTGAAGGGCAGGTCGATCTTGATGCCCTTCGGGCCGGGTATGGCCGGGCTTTTCGGCTGGAACTGGAGCTCCTCGAGCGTGATCGTCACCTTCTCGTTGCCTGCCGTTGCGCCTTCGCCGTCGCCGTGCACGAGGTCGATCTCAAGCTTCGTAGCGGTGCCCAGCAGGGCCTTGCTGTAAAGCATGGTGTCCGTGAAGAGGCACGTGAGCTGCCCCTTGACCTCGCAGCGGCCCACGGGCACGTTGTAGCGCTCCCCCGTCCCGTCGATCGCGTAGGAGCTGTTGTCCGGCTCGTTGTTTACGTTGATCTCCCAGTCCGTGACCGTGGCAAGAACCGTGCCGCCCGATCCCTCTTTGATTGTGGCCGTGTAGATGCTGAAAGGGACGTGAGGGTAATAGACCGCGGCCGGGTCGAAGGAGGCGACGGCGAGGCCCTCATGCGTGCCGACGAGCGTTAAATCCAGCGGCGCGAGCTTGCCGGCCGATCCCGAGAGCTTGAACGACCCGACGCGGCAGCCGGACTCGGCGAAATACTCCGCGACGTCCGTGAAGCCCTTCTCGACCGTGAGGCCGGCGGGCAGCGGCCCCACAAGGGCCGTGTAGGTATAGGGCGCGGCGATGCCCGACATGCTCATCGAGCCGAGCATGTGCTTGAAAAGGCGGACCATGTAAGCATCGAGCTCGGTCGTTATGCCGCCGTCGACTGCCTTGTTGCCGAGCGCGGGCGTCGGATAGTTGCGGTCCTGGGTGATGCACTGGGAGGCGAGCAGCTCCTGGGTCTGGACGAGCGTCTCGCTGACGATCGGCAGCACGACTGCCGGGTTGATCGCCCGTATGTCGTCGAGCCGGAGGTCGAAGGCCCCTTTGTCGACCACCATCTTGACCCCGACCGAAAGGAGGGCCTTGTCCGTGGACGGGTTCGCGAGCACAAGGTGGATGAAGGTCCACGTATCTTTCACGAGCGCCGGGATGTTGATCGTCTCGAGGGGCGAGACACAGCCGGACGTGTCGTCGAGGAGGAGCTGGAGGTCGCCGGCAGCGAGCGTCACCGAGGACTTAACCCAGAGGCCCACGTGCGTAAAGGGCGAGATGTCCGGGCTGGCCGCGATCGCGCCGCAGGCGAGGATCTCCCCGGCCGACGCGCCGTCCGCCACGGCGAGCTTGCAGGCCCCCGAGCCGACCTTGAAATCGGTCGCGTCGAGCGTGGCCGTGACGTCCGAGCCGACGAGCTGCGCCCAGGCCGCCTCACAGTCGTGAACAACCTGCTGGGGCAGGGTCTTCGGTGTGATCTCGTTTGCCAGGATTACCTTTGCCAGTGATCCTTGCGCCTGCGGTTTGTATGCCATTGTTCTTTCCCTCCTTGTTTTTAGTTAGCGGAGGGCAAGAACAGCATAGAGCATAGAGCCCGCGCCTGCGGCGCTCTGGAGCATAGAG